TGCCAACAGTCCCCAGCTGGCCGATCAGGTCACTCAATGCAGGGTGATCGAGGGCTCGGCCGGTATCCGCGTGATCAGCTCAGATCCCTGGGATCTCATCCGGGCATCGAGCTGGGCTGTGGCCAACCTTGAGCGAGAGCGCCGGGCCCTCAATATCTGGTGACCACTCATTGTGATCACGATTGCTCATCCCAGGGCCCATCTCATCCCAAGCCTCTGACCTGGGAAAACGCCAGATCCCAGATCCCACACCCCTAGTGGCCTGGGATCTGGGATCAGGCCGAGATCCCATATCCCAGCTGATCCCAGGGATTAGTGGGATCTGAGATCCCTTAGCTCACAGTGACATTGGCTCTTGACAGCCTTAGGATCTAGGCCTATGGCGGAAACCTCGGGAGACCATGGCCGATCTCTGCCACCCCCGAGTGATCCCAGGGATCAGACACCCAACGCCAATGATCCGATCGGCACGGTGGGCCCGACATATGAGGGAGTCCCCACCGTGCCGCCACCGGCCGATCTCCCTACCGGCACGGATGGCGTAGCTGGGGATTGGGACAACATCGGTGTCGGCACGATGGTGCCGGATATGCAGGCCTGGGCCGGTTGGCCCCTCGATTGGCAGCTGCCGTCCATGCTGCAGAACACCCCTCGATGGGTGGGTGGCGGCACCGATGTGGTCTGGGCAGCCATCAACCTCAATGCCACAGCCATTGCCGACATGCCCGCTGTGGTGTCCAAGGGGCTCACGCTGCAGGCAAGCCCCAGCTGGCTGAATAACCCGAGCCCCGAGCTGTACACCCAGTGGGCCGAGTTCATGAGGCAGGCCTGTTGGTCTTACTGGGGCTGCGGTGAGGTTTTCATCGTCTGCACCGGCCGGTTTACTGACAGTGGTTACCCCAGGACATTTATGGTGGTTGATCCCTGGCTGGTCAATGCCGAGATACTCAATGGGGTAAGGCACTACACCATCAACGGCATCGATGCCGATGCCGATGTCCTGCACATCCGGTACAGCTCATGGAACGGTGACGCTCGGGGCCATGGGCCCCTTGAGGTAGCTGGGGAACGGATCACTGCAGCGCGCGTGCTCATGCGCTATGCCTCTGATCTGGCCTCGGCCGGTGGTGTGCCCTGGGGCATCCTGACCAGTAAGTACCGGATGACCAAGGCCGAGAGTGACAAGCTCAAGGCTCAATGGATCTCGGCAGCTCGATCCCGGCTCGGGGCCCCGGCCATCCTTGATGCCGATCTCAACCTTCAGATCACCCAGACCACTCCCAGGGATATGACCCTCACCGATCTGCAGAAATTCGCAGAGGCGAGATTGGCTGTCCTGCTTGGTGTTCCACCATATCTACTCGGATTGCCCAGTGGGGCAGACAGTCTCACCTATAGCAACGTCAACAGCATCTTTGACTACTGGTGGCGGATCACCCTCAAGCCCCACGGTGACTACATCCTCAAGGCTGTCTCTGAGTGGGCTCTGCCTGGGCACGTTGATCTGTTGCTCAATGCCTCGGCATACACCCAGCCACCGGCCTTGGAGCGTGCCCAGTATTACGACGTGATGGTGCGGATCGGTGCCATGAGCATCGATGAGGTACGTACGGCCGAAAGCCTTTCCCCAGCTGGTGCCAGTGTCAGCCCTCAACCACAGTCGGTGGCCAATGTCTCATGAGCTGTACATCCGAGAGTTTCCGGCCGATCTTGAGATCCGAGAGCTGGCCGATGACGGCATGTTGGTTGAGGGGCTGGTGGTGCCGTTCGGCATCGAGGCACCGATCATCGAGCCCCGAGAGGATGGGGTGATCCGGTACACCGAGGCCTTTGCCCCCGGCTCATGTGACCGAGCCATCCGGGCCCCCCACTGGGTCTCATTGACGTACAACCACAGTGAGGACATGAGCAACCGGATGGGCTTTGGCCGAGAGTTTCGGGAGAGTGCCGAGGGCTTGGTGGGGCTGTTCAAGCTCGATGCCAGCCACGCTGCCCAGGCTCGGGACATCCTCACCAGCTCACACCGGGCATTCTCGGTGGGCTTTACCTCGGTGGTGCCCCGGCCGTTGATCGAGCGACCCAACAGCCTGGTGATCCGAAAGAGCGTCATCCTCAGGCACGTTGCTGCCGTCCCAGCTGGGGCTTACGCCATGGCCATGGTCAGCTCGGTCCGAGAGGGCACCGATGGTGATGTGCCCACCGAGAATGAGACGGCCGATGCCTTGGCCAAGGCCGAGCTGGCCGATGTGTTCTCTTTCATCGATGAGGCTGCAGAGCAACAGAAACGGTGGGATGCCTTGCTCAATCCCGATACCAAGGTCTAATCTCGGCCCCGTACCAAAGCTGACACATCCGTGACTAGCAGACATCTCCGCGATCGATGGGGCTCGGCCCCAAGCGGACACCTCTAGCGGCAGCGGACACACCAGTGGAATCCCCAGCTATCAAAGGGTTTTCACTATGGATCAGATCAGCACCAAGCTCATCCAAGAGCGCCAGAATCTTGTCGGCAAGGCCGAGGACATCAAAGCCCGAGCCTTTGAGGACAATCAGCGCGATCTGGTGGACACCGAAAAGTCCACCCTGATCAACATCCAAGAGCGTGTGCGCAACATCGATGCCCAGCTGGCGCTCACCACAACGGATCTTAGGCTGGCCGATGAGACTGCCTCGGCCATCGCCCGTTACTCCGGACAGCCCCACGTGCCCGATGGCGGGCACTCATGGCGCTCGGCCGGTGATGTGCTGTGGGACTACATCCACCAGCACGATGATCGGGACGCTCGGGAGCGTGTCCGTCGATTCCAAGGCCGGGCTGCCGAGCACATGGGCACGTCGGCCGAGGTCACGGTGGCAACGGCCGGTGGCTTTGGTGGCCTGGCCGTCAATCCGGTCACCGGCCCGATCATCGATACCAGCTGGGGTGGAACACCTTTCCTTGACCTGATCGGCCCCCTGCCGAGCCCTGGGCCCCTCAATTTCATGAGGCCGAGGATCGTTGACCCCAACATCAACGACGGGGCCGGGCCCCAGACCGGTGGCAAGGAAAAGGCCGAGCTGCCATCCAAGAAATTCGATGTGTTGGCCGATCCGGTGCAGCTGAGCACCGTTGGCTCATACCTCAACCTTTCGCTGCAGGCCGAGGCTCTGGTGGCCGGATCTCTTGATCTGGTGATCACCCAGCTCAACCGGCGGACCGCTCGGGCTGCCGAGAATGCCCTGGTAGCCGAGGCCGACAAGACAACGGCAAGCGTGACCTTGGCAGCCGGGGCCGATGCCGCCACCACCATGGCAGCTATCTATGAGGCTGCAGCGCTGGTGTTCACCAACACCAGTGAGCTGCCCACGTGGCTGGCCATGGGGCCCCAGGGCTGGGCCCAGCTCGGCTCTCTGGTGGATCTGGCCGGACGGCCGATCTTCCCCAGCATCGGGGCTGTCAATGCGCCGGGCACGGCCAATGCCACCAACTTTGTGGGCTCGGTGGCCGGGCTGCGGACCACCGTTACCCCAGGGATCACCGACACCACGATGTACATGGGCAACGGTGTCGGCCTTGAGGCCTATGTGTACCGGTTCCCGGTGCTGTCCCAGGTTGAGCCCTCGATCCTCGGCCGACAGATTGCTGTGGCCATTGCCCTGGGTCTCTACTCGGCCACCACCACCGAGGCTGGCCCCGGTGGCACCCCGGCTGCCTTGCGCGAGGGAATCGTCAAGATCGGTCCGTGACGCGAAAACCGTTGCGCGGCATAAACATGCACCCGGCCGGCCGGATCACACATCATGGCGCGCAACGGTTTTCACCCCTTGGGAGGTACCAGTGCCAGGCAAGAAAATGGCCTCGATCAAGAATCCCAAGATCTATGAGGCTCTCAAGGCCAAGGGCATGAGCAAGAGCAAGGCAGCTGCCATCTCAAACTCGGTCAAGAAAGGGAAGAGATGACCAAATTGGGCAGAGAGGTCGGTGGCCTCGGTGAGTACAGCGATGAGGCCAGTAACGAAACCGGTAACGAAACTCCCGAGCCCGAGCCGGTTGAGCCCGAGCCCGAGCCGGTTGAGCCCGAGCCCGAGCCACCTGAGAGTGAGCCTGCAGCATGACAATCGGTTATTACGATCAGAGCTATCCACCGAGTATCTACGTTCCCCCGGTGCCCCCGGCTACTGGGGCCACTGCAGGCATCCCAGGCTCATGGACCCCACCGGGCAGCCAGCCACCGGCCGATCTCGCCCAGGCAACGAGCTGGGGAGTGGTGGCCTCACCGGTCACCCCTTGGACTACCGGTCAGTACGTACAGACCGGCACTATCGGCATCCCTGGCCGGATCACATGGACCGGATCAGCCTGGGTCGGTGGCGTGGCACCGTGACGGCACCGGTTGAGCCCCTGGGCCCTCGGTATCCCCCGAGCTTTGTCTGGGACGGCAACCCAGCTGACGTGATCGAGGCTGCCAGGGCTTATGTACAGCTGGGGACCAATGATCCCGACATGGCCCGGCTGGCTGCCGTAGTCGATGCCGCGATCGAGCTGGTGAGGCAGTACCTTGATTGTCCGGTGCCGTTCGATGATCTGGCCCAGACGGCCCCCATACCGGCCCCAATCTTTCAAGGGTGCGTTTTCATCTCGGTTGAGGGTTACCGGCGCAAGGATGCCACTTTCGGCCTCTCAGGCTCTTTCACGGCCGATGGCATCCCGGTGCGGATCTCCAACGATTGGCTGGCCCCGGCCCTCAATCTGCTGGCCCCGTACAAAGAACAGTGGGGGCTGTCATGACATCTGTGGTGACCCCAGCTCGGCCGGTGATCAACGATGCCATGAGGCCGATCCTCGATGCCCTGACAGCTGCAGGGATCAGGGCCACCAATGACATCAAGATGCTCAATCCACCGTGTGCGTATCTGGCAGCCCCAGAGCTGTCCTTTCGTTTCCGTCAAGGTGATTTCACTGCCACTCACACCCTGCTCTTGGTGTCGGCCAACACCAGCAGACGATTGGCCTTTGATGAGATCTCGGCTCTGCTGTCGCTGTGCCAGCAAACTCTCGGTGAGCGTGCCCAGACAGCCCGGCCGGTTGATGTGCCCACCAACGATGGCTCAGCTGTCCTGCTGGGCTATGAGCTGGTGTGGTCAGAAAGAGTCCGACAACAACCACAGGGAGCAACACCATGACAGCACCAACGCTGCCCACCGACACCGGACAGCTCGGGCCGGGCTCACTCACTGTCGGTACCACTGGCAGTGAGATTGATGTGTCCTGCTACATCAACAATGTCGGGATCGAGGTCACCAAAGACACCACCGATCAGACAGTCAAGCTCTGCGGTGCCGCTCGGCCCGGTGTCACCACCTATACGTACACACTGTCAGGCAACGTCGATGTCGATCTGGCCAATGCCTCTGGCCTCATGGCCCTGAGCTGGGACAACCCTGGCAGCTCACAGGATTTCGTTTTCGTCCCCAATAGTGATCTCGGTGTGTCTTTCACCGGTACGTTGGTGATCGATCCGCTCAATGTGCAGGCCGATGAGTACGGGGCCGACATCACATCGGATTTCAGCTGGGTGATCGTCGGCAAGCCCACGGTGGATCGTGGTGGGGCACTGACCATCTCGGGGGTGACGGCCGGTACCCCCGGCTCGTTTCAACCCAGCGGGGTAACTCCCCCGGCCACCCTGACGGCACTCAAGGCCGACCCGGTGGTTGGTGACGCGGGCACCAACAAGCCGAGCACGGCATGGACAACCGGCCAATATGTGCTCACCGGTGACAACAACCACCAGCACTGGGACAGCACTGCCTGGGTCACTGGGGATGCACCGTAGTGGCCGGTGGGATTGAGGCAACCGTCAATGTGCCAGGCCTACGCCA